ATTGTTGACCACATTGCAATCGTTCACTAATATCTTCTAAATAACTTCCTAACTCCTGACTGTAACCATGATCCAATATATCTAACATATACTCTTTCATACACATCCATTAACATCAGGACATTTAACAACACCAAGGTTGTACCAAACATGAATAATATAAATAACATGATACCTCCTACAGTGCTACGTATAATAACAGCTTGCCTAGCTTTATTATAACAGTTAAACAAATTATATTCAATCCTAGCCACATCCAACATTGTAGACATCTCACTGGATCAAACCATGACTTACCTGGCACATTCATACACATACTCCCTTTTTAATTAATTCTTTTGTGTGCTATAAGTGTATTCTAATAATCACACACACACCTACATAATGATAAGAATAATACTACAACCATCAACATCATCTCATCACATCACCTCATCATCACAATAACAGTAAATAATAATATATATAACAGGGAAATGGGGAAGCTGTTACACTTCCCCTGTTAAACTTAAGCATCTTCAGGATCTTTATTACCTTGTTCTAGCGTTAATACTTTATTAGCTAATGCAACTACAGCATTATTAAGACTAGCTTGCGAATCAATTTTAGCTAATGAGTTCATCGCTAACATATATTGAGTCATATTACCAGCTAACAAATGTAAGGAAGCAGCTTTCTCTATATTAGCCTTCAGCTCTGGGCTTACCTCAACACCTTCTATCCTTTTAAAACCTTTACTTACGTCTTGTTTAGACCATTTGTCCATATTACTTACCCTTTATATAATTATAATTAACTTAATCAAAACATAACACAAATCAAAAATAACCAAAACGTGATAACGAAAAACCCTCGATAGGGGGTATACCATTAATAAAACACCATACATAGAAATTGCATAATTTTTAAAAGTTAACCTTTTTTTGTTGTATATTACGATATAGAATGGGGGCTTTATTATGCACATTGATGAAATTATTTATATTATTGCTATATTAGCATTATTATTATGGGGCGCTTACGCCAGTAAAGATGTGTAATGAGGTGGGTCTTCTTGATATTATTAGTTTTTATATTTAAAGCAGGGAAGGCTATTAATAGATTTGATATAAGTGAGCAGATAGGACATTCACATAAACAGAACAAAAACACTAAAAGATAGTTTTGGATTTGCAATCGAGTTTAAAATTGATAAACTGTGTAAATGCTAAGTTCAGTAAAATTAGTGACTTAGCTTACAAAAAAAACTATTGATTATTTGTAGAAAAGATAGTAATATAGTGGGTTATCGCTCTAAACAATTAATAGGAGGTTCCAATGGCAATTAAAACATACTTGCTAACAATTGAATATAATGATGAAACTGAAGAAGTTGAGTATATTCAAGAAGAAATACTAGGAAAAGAACCTGAAGGAGTTGAGAGTGAGGTTATTATCGATGCTGGGGCTGATCTCAGCTTCGACAAGGAAACTTTAGAATTGATAAGAAAGTATTACTCAGGAGAGATTGGAGAATCTTAATAAATCACTTCGTGATTTGTTTATTGGGTAGTCATTCTTATAGTATAGTTAAGGAGAATATGTATGGGTACAAGTATAAGTGCGTCTACTTTAAACATAAAGATTGAAGAAGACATAGTATTTAATGGGGTTCAACAAGGTACTACTAATATAGTATCTTTTACAGATATAGCTGAATTTAGCAGACGCAGTATAACAGTGCCTACTGCTGAAGTATCAATTCTTTCTTTTGGAGATGATGTAGGGGCGGGCACATTTCATGATACTGATGTTAGGTATGTACGTATTACAAATTTAGATGATACTAATTATGTAACCTTAAACTTTGAAGGTGCAAATACTACTGATTACTCAATAAGGTTAGATAAAAATAGAGCAAGTTATGTAATTTTAGCTACACATGCTTCTTTAGGGGTAGATGATCATTGTGATGATGATGGTGTTACTTTAGAAAAATTACAAACAATTAAAGCAATAGCTAATACAGGGGCATGTGACCTTGAAATAGTTGTAGCTTCTAAGTAAGGAGGAATAATGGCAAGTAATGTAACAGCATCAACATTAAAAATAAGCATTCAAGAAGATATTACATTGAATGGATTGCAACAAGGCACTACTACAACACAAACTATTTCCTCTGTATCTGAAATATATAAAAGAGTTATGACTATTCCTGTTAATGATGGTAGCATAGGAGCTGATGATCATATTGAAATACTTGGAACAACTGCCGATAGCAGTACTACTGTAGGCCCTGCTAACTTTATAATAGGAGATTTAAAATATTTTCGTATTACAAATTTAAACACAGGTGCAGGAGAAGGCATATTATTACAAATAGTTATTGATGATAATGCTGATTTAACTGACGATCATTGCGCATGGATTTTAATAGAAGAAGGTAAAAGTTTTATACTAAATAAATTTGATGCGGCTTTTGATGCAGGAACTGATGTAGATGCGCCTACTTTAGATGGTATTACAAGTTTAAAAGTTGTTAATGAAAGTGCTAGTACACCTGTAGATATAGAAATTTTTGTAGCAAGTTAATAATGAAAGATGAAATGATGATAAAAGAAACAGTAGGTCGATTAGGTTCAGATATTATAGATTTGCATTATAAATTAGACTTTTTAGAAGAACAGGTTGCAAAACTTACTGCTGAAATAATTGATTTAAAAACAATAAGGAGAGAAGATGACTAGTTTAGATGGTTATAGTTTAAATGAAAAGATAGATAGAAGCATTGATGATCTAAAAGAAGAGATAGCTGTATTAAGATTTAGAATAGAAACTGAAATGAGAGATATAAATGAGCGTTTTTCAACTTTAAGTACTAAAGCAAAAGCGCCAACAAAAAAGGAGACTAAGAATGCCGAGTAAAAGTATGTGTAATAAAATAAAAGATCCAAAGAAAAGAGCTCAATGCAAAGCATATAAAGGTGAATTTGCAAAAATGAAACCAAAAGGGTCAAGAGATATGGATAATAATGGAAAAAGATCTAATATGAATGGCGGAATGCAGATGACTAATAGGAATAAGCGTGGCTACTAAGAAAAAACAGTCTGAAATGCATGTATGACCATATTCTGGAGAATTGCACCCAGTTGGGCAAAAGCATACAAAGACAGATAAACACGGGTTTAGAGATGGTAGGTCTAAATATAAGGAGGGTAAGTAATGGCTAAGACTCCAGCGTGGCAAAGAAAAGAAGGTAAAAATCCTGAAGGTGGATTAAATCAAAAAGGAGTAGCCTCTTATAAGAAAGCTAATCCTGGTTCTAAATTAAAGACTGCAGTAACTACTAAGCCTTCTAAGTTAAAAAAAGGTAGTAAATCTGCAAATAGACGTAAGTCGTTTTGTGCTAGAATGAGCGGTATGAAGAAAAAACTTACTAGTAAAAAAACAGCTAGTGATCCTGATTCAAGAATTAATAAGTCTTTAAGAAAATGGAACTGTTGATTAATGAGATTTTATAAAGTTAATGGTATAAATCATAGAGTCTATGAACCCGATGATGAAATGCCATTAGATTTATTAGTATTAAAAGATTGGAGATGCGCTCAAGTAGGTGAATGGGTTATGGCGGATGATGGATGCGTTATTCAAATATTAAGAAAAGGGAAGATGTTAAAAAGAATGGGCAAAGATAAAGTAAAAGAGTATGTAGGTACTTGCACTGGAACTTTTCCTGTTACTAAAAGCATGAAGATGGATACTAGCAAAAGAGATGATATATATTCATTTAGTGGAAAGAAGTCTCAGGATAGGATTTCTAATAAAAAGAATTTAAGTACGTATGAAGAAAAGTTTGTAGCATTAATGTCTGCAGGCATATCTCCTGAGGATGCTTATTTACAAGCATATCCTACTGAAAATAGAAAATATGCTTTTGAAAAGTCAGGTACATTAATGAAAACCGAAAGGGTTAAAACAGCGATGAAAGAAGAATTAAAGCCAGTTTTAGAAGAGCTAGGTATTAATGAAGAATATGTATTAAAAACTATCAAGGAGGTGATTCACTCTACCGACAAGGATGAAACGCGACTAAAAGCGCTTTTTAAACTGGCTGACATTATGGATCTTGAAGACAAATCTAGCACTAAGGTAACACAAGTGACTGGAGCGCTGTTTCAAGGATTCTCAAATAAAGAAATAGAAGGTGCAATAAGACCTAAAGAAATTGAGGTAAAAAATGGTAAAGGGTAATAAAAGCGGAGGAGTAAGAAGCGCGCAAGGATCTAGCGCTGCTAAACCTACTACTCCTTACAAAAGAGCAACAGGAGGTAGAGATTTATTTGGCATGCTAGGTCAAAGACTAAATAATGGCCTTAATACTGCTAGTGGAAGAAATGGATATAGTAGAAAACCAGGAAGCGGTAGAGCTTATTTTGGAGGTGCATCTCAAGGATCAGTTCCTTTTATGCCATTACCGTTTGGATTCCAAGGTACGTATAAAGATTGGATGGAACGACAAAAAGAATCAGCTGGCCCTGGAGGCAAATCTTTTGGTACAAAAAACCCACCAATATTACCAGTTAACCCTTCTGGGGGCGGGGGCGGAGGAATAGATCCAGTTGGAGATGACGATTTAGGTTTACCAGACGATTTAGGCTTGCCAGATGATTTAGGTTTGCCAGATTTTCCAGGAACTTTACCAGACCAAATAGGAATTGGAAAAAGACCTGGTTACGATTTTATTGGCATAGGTAAAGATCCTTATGGAGATGGCGATTTAGGTCTTGGTATAAACCCTGGAGAACAAATGCCTGATTATAATTATCCAGGTGAACTTGGAATGGGCGGTGGAAATGATCAAGATTCTTCTATTGAAGAGCACAATTTAGCTAGATGTGCTGCTGGTGAATATCAATTCTGTTTTTAAGGAGATAGAATGAGTATAGATTTTAAGGGACTAACTTCAATAACAAGTGGAAGAGTTTCTAAAGAAATTGAAAAAAAAAGATTTGAACATTGTAAAGCTTGTACTTTTTTAAGAGATTTAAATAGGTGTTCTAAGTGCGGTTGTTTTATGAAAATGAAAGTAAAATTTAAAAAAGCTAAATGTCCTATAGGTATATGGGGAGAAAATGAGTAATATTAATTTGCATAATGTTTCTGAGATGGAAGAACAACTTAGAATGTGTAAAAATGATTTAATAGCATTTGGTAAATTATTTCTTCCTGATGATTACATGAGAAGCGAGACTCCATTCTTTCATTATGAAGTAGCAGATGCTTTAAATGACTTATCTAAAAGACAGCTAGCTGTTATACTACCTAGAGGTCACGGTAAAACAGTTTTAACTAAATGTTCTATATTGCATGATTTTGTATTTACAGAAGAGCCTTTATTTTATGGATGGGTTGCTGCAAGTTCTAAAATATCAGTTCCCAATCTAGATTATATTAAATATCATTTAGAATATAATGATAGGTTTTTGTATTATTTTGGAGATTTAAAAGGAAGAAAATGGACAGAGGATGATATCGAACTTAAGAACGGAAGTAAGCTTATTAGTAAAAGTAATTTATCAGGCATTAGAGGAGGAGCTAAGTTACACAAAAGATACGATCTTATCGTCTTGGACGATTTTGAAGACGAGAATAATACCGTTACCTCTGAGTCTAGAAATAAAATTGCCAACCTTGTTACGGCTGTTGTTTTCCCTGCTCTCGAGCCTCATACTGGTCGTTTGCGCATTAATGGTACTCCCGTTCATTTTGATGCTTTTATTACTAATATTCTTAACGGATTTGAAAAAAGTAAAAAAATGGGTGAAAAATATAGCTGGAATGTTATAACTTATAAGGCTTTACAGCCTGATGGATCTTCACTTTGGCCTGGATGGTTTGGCCATAAAGAGATGGAGAGAAAGAAAAAGTTTTATGCTGACTCAGGTCAGCCTCAGAAATTCTATCAAGAATATATGATGGAAGTTCAAAATGAAGAAGATTCTATATTTACAAGGAATCATATCAAATACTGGGAAGGAAGTTATATTTATGATGAAGACTCTGAGATGTCATTTATCAATACTAAAGAAGGGGATCAGATTCCTATTAGCGTATTTGCTGGAGTTGATCCCGCTACTGATTCTACTAGGAGGGATAGTGATTTCAGTGTTTTACTTTTTCTTGGGATTGATAGTAATAATAACGTCTATGTTTTGGAGTATTTACGTAAGCGGTCGTTACCTGTACTTGGGATTCCAGGTGATGCTAAGAAAGGTATCGTCGATTACATCTTTGATTACAACAAGATTTACAAGCCTAACCTCTTTTGCATCGAAGATACGACAATGTCTAAGCCAGTATTCCAATCAATTAATGCAGAAATGCGGAGAAGGAATGACTTTACTATTAAGTATTCTGCCGAAAAACCTGGTAACAGAATGTCTAAAAGGGATAGGATTCAAGAAATTTTGGCGCAAAGATTCGCAATAGGAGGTATACACTTGAAAAAGGATATGTACGATTTACAGCATGAGATATTTACATTTGGTCCACGTATGGGTCACGATGATACTATTGATGCATTAGCATATGCATGTAAATACGCACATCCTCCAAAAACATATAAAAAAAATAAAGAAGGTGATTGGTATAAAAAGAAACCAAAAGTTAAGAACTGGGTAGTAGCATGAATCTAAAAAATGTATATAATGAAATGACTAGTGTTAGCGGTTTAGAGAGAATTGGAGTAAAAGCTTTAAATAAAATATTAGGCGAGAATAAAGGAGCTTTGCTGGATAGGGAGTCTAGAGATTTTCAAAACACACTTTGGGATAGTTATGATACCTTTCAAGAGCCAGCAACATATGATGAGTATGGCAATGTTGTTAATGATGGAGCTTTGTATAGCGAAAGTGAAATTGATGCTATTAGACATTATTATGGCACTAAGTTGATATCTGAAAATTACGGTATTCCAGCTGCATTTGCTGCTTCAACTGGTCACGAGGTATCGTTTTTGTTTCAAGAAAATAGCATGCCTGAAACAGCTGCTGACTTATATAATAATATTCTTGCAATGTATGAGACGGGAAAAGAGATTGGATATACAGGTAATGACTTTTACAATCTAATTCAATCGGATGAATTATATGAAAATAAAGATCAATTTATGGAAATGGCTGATTACGCTTTGTCAAAAACAAAACAAGCAGGAGAATAGTATGAATAATTTAATAGAGAGAGTTAAGCATCATGAAGGTTTTAGATCTAAAGTATATAAATGCACTGAAGGGTTTGATACTATAGGTTATGGCTTTGCAATTAAAGATTTAGTTTTAGAACAAGATATAGCAGAACAAATATTAATGGACAAACTTGATCATCTTGGTGTAAGAATAGATAAAAATTTTCCTTGGCTTGAAATGGCTCCAGAGGAAATAAGAGAAGTATTAATTGAAATGGCTTATCAAATGGGCGTATCTGGTGTATCTAAATTTAAAAAAGCTTTAAAATTTATGGAACATCATAACTGGACTCGTGCAGCCGAAGAGATGTTAGACTCAAAATGGCATCGTCAAACACCGAATCGCGCAAAGGATTTAAGCGAGATTGTAAGGAGCTTAGATGAATAAAGATGTAGCAGATGAAAATGTAATGCCTGAATTAATACAGTATTGGGGATTAATGTCTGCTGGGCCTAATGCAGTTGATGTTGATAATAAAAATTCAGTAAAAGAGGTGCAACAGATTCTACGGGCAAGTGGGTATTATAATGGAGAAATTAATGGTAAATATACTGCTATTGTTGATCAAGCCAGATGGGAATGGGTTAAAGATATACAAAAAGATCCTGATTTTTCTTGGGAATTAATTAAAAATAATGTTGCAAGTATATTTGGATAGAAGGAGTAATTTATGGCAAAAGAAATAACAGCATCTGTAGCACTTTCTGTAGTAAGCGCATTAGGAATAAAAGCAGATAGGTCAGACAGTGCAAGTATAGATATGAGTGGAGATTCAATTCATCATGGAATAACATCTGTAGGCGATAGCGGTACTGCATTGGAGCACGCAGAATTATTAGCTGAAGGGACTGTAGGTTGGGTTTTTTTAAAAAACCTATCTACTACAGTAAC